GCACACACATTCTTCTCGGCCATATGCATCGCTGCAACCGTCATCTTCTGGATCAATCAATGAGTCCTGAGCCTAGATTCCGATAAGGCCGTGTCCGGCAATTCCATGCAGATCGTCGATAAGCGCTTTCACACGCTGGGCGAGTTGGGGAAGGGTGACGCTCGCGGTGTCGAACGTCGTCCGGTTCGCTGTACCGGAAGCGATCGACCACCCTGTCTTTCGCGGGCCGACCACTGGTACGCCCCCGATCGCAAAGACCTTAGAAGCTGCCAAGTCGACCGCATACTGGTTGATCTGCATCGTCTGAACGCCGTTCGCGACGAAATTGATCCCGCCCGCGCCCGGTTGCGTAATAGCGACCGCGTCGTTCGTCCCGGTGCCACGAGCGACGTTAAGGTAATTGCTTGCGCCGCCGACGCGAAGCGCACTGGCGCGAACACCATTGGAGGCTGTTACACCTACGAGGTTCTGCGAGAATGTGATCCCGACCGCCGCCGAGCCGTCCGGAATGTTGTCGGCCCAAATGAAAGCTGACGGCTCGGTATTGCCGCTGCCATTTTTCCTAAGCCACTCGATCTGCATCCGTTCGGTGAGCGCTAGCGCACTCAACACATTTGTACCTACAGCCTTCTCCGCCAGCGAGCCTGCCGTGAAAACAATGCCTGACCGAAAGCCCGGCAACGCTTTCCAATAGGTCGGGTTGAATGCACGATCGGACGGAAAACCAGCACCGCCAGAGGTGTGCGAGACGGCGCATCGGTATACGACGTCTGTCATCTCGTCGAAGCGAAAATCTCCGATAGAGTAAGGCGTCGCTGGCGCCCATGCAATCGCGCCGGCCGGGTCATAGCTGGTCAAATAGACTGTACCTGCCGCCGTATGATTCACATTCCAGCAGCTATAGCCTTCGGCAACAAGATCACTTTGCACAACATCAAGGCCGGCTCCGGAAGCCACCCATTGATTGATGCCGCCATGCGATACTGTCCGATAATTGTATGGATCTACTGCCGTTTCGGTATCAAGATTGGCAACGGTTGTTTCGACGGCGACACCAAAACCCGAACCCGGCAACTTGACAACGTCGCCATATAGACCCCAGCCGATGCCTCCAGCGGAATTCAGAAGCGAAAATCCAGAGACGCCAATCGACACTGGCTGGTACGAGGGAGATCCAGGGTAGTTTACTGCATTAGCGCTCTCAGCATGACCGACAATGGCCATCGCCCCCACATTGCTATCCACCCACAGCGTCGCGTCTCGGGGTCCCCAAGGATGGAACGCCTTCATCCCGTCCGACAACCCCGTCATATTTGCCGTGTTGTCCCACTGACCGCCAAAAGACGCGCCCTTTGAAATGAACACTCTCTCAGCCATCCGATGAATGCGTGCATTTTGCGCGGCCGAGAACGCCGATGCGGTTTCCTGCGTAATCGCGTTGTTCGTCACATTGAGGCCATCCATGGATTTTTCCTTTCGCCGATTGTCCGATGTTGCGGCGCGCAGCGCGCATGTTGCCAGCCGGTCGGCGACTTGATGGCACCGTTCAGTCGACTGGCCGTCGTCGTCGCGCTAATATAGGCGGGGCTCCGTCACCGCGCGGAAGCGCAGCAGGCCGTGATAGACGGCAAGGTCGTCATCATAGCGCGCCTCGGAAAACTCCAGCCGGCAATTGACCAGCGCATGCCCGTCCAGCGGCAGCGCCACGTCATGCAGCAGCCGTTCGGCCACCGCCATGATGTCGAGCGCTTCCTTCTTGCCCTTCGCCTTCGACCAGACATGGAGCGTGAAAAGCTGCTCGGTGCCGCTCTCCGTCGCCGTGCTCCAGTCGTAGAGGCTGGTATGGCCGAAGGTGATGTAGGGAAACGCCACATTGGCCGGCGCGTGATCGTAGATCTTCGCGCCGTCCAGCAGTGCCGTCAGCGCCGCCTCGGCGGACAGCCGCGCGAACACCGCCTTCTGCAGTTCATTCGCGGCCGATGTCATCTTCCGTCTCCCTCCGGCCACGCCGCTCCCCGGCCTGCCGCGCCGTCTCGTCCGGGCGGTCCGTCGCAGCGTAGCCGCGCGCGCCGTCTTCCGCCAGCATATGCGCGTTCCAGCGCATGGCGCGGATCATGCCGTCCAGCGTCAGTTTCACCGTCACGTTCATCGTCCCACCTCCCGGGTCCGCAGCAGCAGATAGCGGCCGGTCTCGTCCAGGTCATGCGCGGTGACGATGTCGAAGACGCGCCCCGCCTGACGCAGCCGCATGCCGCTGGCGACATCGCCACGCGAACGGATGGTGACGTCATGCGTCAACGCTTCCAGCGTCTGGTCGGCGCCGAACGTGCCACGCGCCGCCACGGGCCGCAGCCGCGCGAACAGCGTCGCCACAGCGACCCATTCCTCGACATGCCCGCCCTGGCCGTCCGGCGTCAGCACCACCTTCTCCAGCACAAGCTCGGTCCGCAACTGCCCGGGATCCACCGCCTCCACTCGCATCAAAGCCTCCCCGGCCGGAAACCGGCGATCAGCCTGTCATAGCCCGGCGGAAACGACACCGGCTGCTGCTCGGCGCCGAACGCTGCGCGAAACTCGAACCAGTGCGCCACCAGCACCAGGATCGCCCGCTTCAACAGGTCGGGCACGTCAGGTCCGGCCTCGCCATAGCCGGCGCGGAAATCGATTTCGATGCCGTTCATCGCCCGCAGCGGCACTGCCGCTCCGTCGAAATGAAGGCGCGCCGGCCGCGACAGGCTGTCCAGCTGGTAGTCGCCGGCGCTGATCAGGCTCGCCTCGCCGTCCGGGCCGAACGCCGTCACCGACAGGATTTCTCGCACCGGGTGCCTGGCGATCAACACGCAGCCCGAGCGCGGCCAGCCATCGAGGGTCAGCCGCCACGCCTGGTCGAGCAACGCGAGTCCGGTGCTCTTCTCGACCTCGTCGCGGGCCGCGCGGATCAGGCCGAGCAACAGCGCGTCCTCGCTGTCGTGGTCCAGCCGCAGCACGGCCTTCGCCTCGGCGAGCGTCACCGGCTCCGCCGCCGGCTCTACAGTGCGGAAAAGCGCCATGAAGGCTCCAGTTTCTCAGGAAGAAAGGAAGGCGGCCCGGCGGGAGACAACCGGGCCGCCACGACACCGCCGCGGGAGGGGTGGCCGCGGCGATGCCTGCTCTGAAAAGGGTGGACCGGCTTACGTCGTGCCGAACTTCAGCAGCTTGATCGCGTCGAAGTCATGCACGCCGCCGCCGACGCGCTTGGTCGTGTAGAAGAGCACGTAGGGCTTGGCCGAATACGGGTCGCGCAGCACGCGCACGCCGGCCCGGTCGACGACCAGATAGCCGCGCGAGAAATCGCCGAAGGCGATCGGGAACGCGTCGGCCGCGATGTCAGGCATGTCCTCCGCCTCGACCAGCGGAAAGCCCATCAGCGAGGCGCGGCCGCCCGCATTGGCCGGCGGCTGCCAAAGATAGTTGCCGTCGGCGTCCTTCAGCTTGCGGATTGCGGCTTGCGTCTTGCGGTTCATCACCCAACTGGCGCTCTGCCGGTAGCCGGCCTTCAGCGCATAGATGAGGTCGATCAGCACGTCGCTGGCGCCGGCGGCGGGAAAGGCGCCGGCGACGCCGGTCTTGATATAGCCCAGCCGGTCCCAAACCCAGGCGCTCTCGGCCACCGTGGTGTAGTTCAGGAAGCCGCGCGGCTTGTTGACGCCGTCGCCGCTAACGAAGGCCTTGCCCTCCTGCTCGGCGAAGGTCGCCTCCACTTCGCCCGACAGCCACTGGTCGAGATCAACGACGCTGTCCTCGAGCAGCGTCGCGGTCGCCGCCGGCATGGCATAGAGCTCCATGGTCGGAAACGACAGCTCGGCCAGCTTGGGCGAGGTCGTTTCCGGCCGCGCGGCGGTCTCGGCCACCCAGCCGAAGGCCGGGCCGGACACGGCGAACGGCTTCTTCAACACCGCCGCCGAGACCTGGCGCACCGCCGCGATGGAGCGGATCGGCGACAGCGCCCGCAGCCGGGCGCCGATCGCCGCCTCGGTCTCGTTCGGCACCAGGAAGCCGCCATCCGGGCCGGAGCCGTAGGACATCGCCTTCTGGTCCAGCGCCCTCAGCGGCCGGTCGTCGCCGCCGCGCACATAGGCCTCGAAGGCCTGTTTGTGCTCGCTCGGCAGCGGGCGCCCGCTCTCCCGCGAAAGCTCGGGCCGCATGCGCTTCAGCGCCAGCCCGTCCAGCGCGCGCTTCTGCTCGTCCAGCGCCCGCGAGATGCGGTCCACCTTCTCCTCGGTCACCACGTCGGCGCCAAACTTGGTCTCCATCTCCGCCAGCCGGCGGTCATTCGCCGCCTTGTAGGCCTCGAACGAGGCCATGAACTCGCCAAACGCGTCCTGCACGTCGCCATAGGCTTCCGCCGTCTTGGTTTCGGGCGCTTCGCCCGTCTGTGTGTCGATCATCGATCAG